TTGCAAGCACGGAACACGTCTAGCTTACTGAAGCCCCAGGCGTCGGTGAATTTAGTCATTAAAGCTCCGCGAAGTTATAGCCAATAGATTCATCACTACGAACCTCGTAGCGAAGCACTTTTTGGAACGAGCCATTAACAGCGCGTTCCAATCTTGCACGTTCTTGCTCTAGGTACTCAATGGGTGCTTGAGCTACAAGTTGGTCGTGTACCGTTAGTATGAGCTCCCCGGGACCATCGTCTTCGCAATAGTCAATCATAGCTTGCTTAGTCTGATCAGCAGCAGAACCCTGAATTTTATAGTTAGTCAGCTTATATTCAAATGACCGCATGACCCCCATAACTAAGGCCGGTTGTTGAGAGTAATATCGACGACCACCAAGAGTCTCGGTATACATCTTCATTTTAGCGTTATTTGTTAGTTGCTGCTGGAAAGTTTTAATTTCAGGCAGTGCTCCGAGATACTTGTACTTAATTGCTGTTGCTTCTCCAACAGAGATACCAAGAGACTCTGCGATTCGCCCGACTCCAGCGCCATAGAGAACTGCAAATCCAAGTGTCTTTGCAGCTTTTCTAGAGATTCCAGCGATTTCTGCAGCAATAAGATGGATGTCTCGTCCGGGGTCGGCTTTAAGTGATTCAAGAAGCGCTCCATTTGTAAAGTGGGCGAGAAGCTTCATTTCTTGGGCTGAATAGTCTCGGCCAATGAAGACTCTACCATTTTCAGGGATAATGTACTTACGCATCGAAGGAAGATCAAAGCCCTCTTCAATACTATTAAGATCGAAGCCGATCGCAGTTAGCTGGGCCCGTAGTCCTTCCCATTCAACTGGAATATTCTGTAAATTGGGGGAGCTGCTAATTCGGCCGGTTCTAGCACCAGTATCCGTATAGTTACGGATTTGGTTCCAGCGCATATACAACCGACCATGTGCTTGATACTGAACTAGCCAAGGTTGGAAGAAAGTACGTAAACAAGTAGCTGTGCTACCCCGTACCAGAAGTAAGCCAAGCAACTCAGGATCAGCAATAGCACCAACCAGAGATTCTTTTGAAGTAGAACGTTTGCCAGTAGGAGTACTTGCAAAGCCTTTACTGAGGCCAGCTGCTTCAACTGCATCAGCAAGATCAGCGTTACTATCAACATCGACTGTTCTCCCCAGTTTTGTCTGGATTTTGTCATCGATCAAATCTAGAACACGCCAATAGTAATCTGTATCAGCTTGCAGCTTAGGGCCGTCAAGTCGAATACCGCGCTGCTCCATTTTTAGGATGTGTGGCATGAGACGAAGCTCACGCTTATACGCTTGTTCCATTGGCATTACCATGGCGCTTCTCCTGACGTACTCATTGGGCGGGTATTAATAACAACGGGCCCGGGCTTAGTTACATGCATACGCTGTTCTTGAGAGCTCAAGCCGCCAGACTGGTAGTATTCAAACAGCTTGTAAGTACGAAGCACGTCGCCTTTAGCATATTCGCCAACTAAGTTGCCAGGAGCCTTCGAAATATAGGCACCCCAGCTTTTGTCGTTTGCACGACAAATACCTCGAGCAACCAACCATTCCCGTACGGCATCGCGCTCTTCTGGGGGCATTCCCAGAAGCTTCTCGCAAAGAGGCTTAAGGGACAGTTCGCCGAATGGATCAGAAAGGAAGGCCAAGAGCATTGTGTCATGTACTCGATCCCATGGTACTTGAATGCTCATTTTTTCTTCAATGATCGAGCAATCAAATGGAGCATTGTGGAAGATAAATTCTAACGAAGGATCTGACAACAAATCATTAAGCCTAAGCCAGGCATCATTTCTAAGGCAGTTATTTTCAGTTGGGTGCCCCCAGGCCATGTATTCTGCATCAGTACCATTGTAGATGGCAAGGCCTACGGGTGTAGGTGGATAATCAGGTCTATTTGCAATCGCTTCGCTCTCAAAATCTAGTGCTACTAACATTATTTACCTTTCGCATTTTTTGCATAAGCTTGCTAAAACAATTGTGCTCGGCTAAATGATAGACACTATTTGTGCTAGACCAATACAACTTACGTGTACCACAAATACTGCATGTTTTGTACCTAGGTGTTACATACCCATCATCGTCGTTTGCACCAACAAAGAATACAAGATCGTCTAAAGCATCTGCTTCATGATTCCATACGTCTGACATACACACTTTCAGTTAGTAAAAAGCCCCTTGGATTTTAGGCCCAAGGGGAACTCCGTGTTGGCCACTGCGAAGTGCCACGGAGGGAGACAATCAGTCCAGTGACGGATACGGCGTCATTGCCAATTGATAGGCTTCATCTTGCTTAGCCATCAACAGTAGGGCATCGATGTCCGCCGTATGCTCTTTGATGTCCAGATGTACTTTGAAGAAGCTCTTCTTATCTTCTTCAACAGACAACGTGGTAACGAACTCGCCTGTAAGCTTTGCAGCAGATTGGCATCGACCAACAAAGTTGTTGATTGCAGACAACGAAGTAACTGGAATCTTTGCCGTATACATGGGGGCGGACTTCAGGGGCACGCCTGCCGGTACCATGATAACACGAGCACCTTCGCGACATGCCTTGCCCTTACCCGGAAGCGTCGACCCAGGCCGCGGGGGAGCTGAGCCCCACTTGTTCTTCGGACATTCAGCACAGGTGTCAGCTTGTGGGTTTGCTGCTTCGGGATGCGGTGCGTCGCTATCAAGCGCGTAGCACGCCGGGACTTGCGCATTGTCCGGATCATACGGACCGTCATACCAGCTACGTTCCCCCACAGCTGCAAGAACCCGAACATCAGCTTTGTTGTTCGGAACTGCTTGCCCATCGACTTTCAGGTTCGCATTCTTGAAAGTGATGTAGCTCCCCGTGGTGCGCATGCTTTGAGCAGCTTGTGCTTGCCGCTCGAGTAGTTCTTGCCTGCGCTTTTCAATTACATCGGCTGATTCGATGCTAGTTTCTGCTTTAGCCATATTAACCACCTTAGTTACTTTAATTACTTTGATTTCATAGGTCATACGTTTATCAGATAAACTGTATGCTATGTCTTCGGCCATTTCAAGATCATCAACTTCGTATTCTTTAGTCAAACGATCTTCTGTTTCTGGATCGTCATATGTAATACTAACTTTCATGATCTTGATGACTTGGTCAATGAAATATCAACATCTTCTACTGCTTCGGTACCTGGAATTAGTCCTTCGTTTTCGTAAGTTTCCCTCCATGCAAGAACTGAGATACGTTTTTGAACAAGATCAAAGCGATCATGATCTTTAATGTAAGTAAAGACTTCATCCCAGTCTGTAACAATGGGGATGGTGCTAGTCTTGATACCACACGTTGCTTGTTGACCAGATGCCTTTTTCAGACCGCTAGCTTCAAGCGTGGCGAGTATAGCATTTCGTGCTTCGGTCTCTTGCGCTTTGAGCTCCTCAGCTTTACGCTGATAACCAAGCCGCATCTCACGAAGTGCATACAGCGCATCAATGGCGCTACCAAGATCAGTTGTCGAAAGGATCATTTTTTGCCTCTATGATTTTCAAACCAAAAACTTGCGGATAGAACTCTTGTTCGGCCCCCGTGTCACAATGCTTAACTTGAACACGCCCTGTACTACCGGCATGCTGGGGGGACCTGAAGCTTTGGTACTCATAGATCTCATCTCTAAACGAGAGGATCTTCATACCAGGTTTTACCTCTTTACCACTAGCTTCTTCAATCAGTTTATGTTTCATTGAACTTAGCTCCTAGTTACAAGCAGTAGGATTACCACTTGAAATTACATTATACAACAGAAGAACGATTTAGAGTGCTTTTGTTACAACTGTTACGTTTTGCTCATGGCTCGATCCTCGCAATCTCGCGCAGCAGGTTTCTGCGTGCTTCATAGGCGACGTTCGCACGTTCGATATTGATGGCTTCGTTCAACTCGAACGCCTTCTTGAACGTATCGACTCGCAGCGTGACGTTGCCGCCGATGAAGCAGTAGGTCGCAGTGCCGTGGTCGCTTCCTACACCGTCCTGTTCCCATCGGAACGTGTCGTGGCTCATACCGTCGCCTCCGCATCAATCTGCGCGCACACTTCGCGCAAGCGGGCGGCTTGTGCGTCCCTGGCTGCGCCCCAGGCTGCGTCCCCGGCTGCGCCCCCGGCTGCGGCCCAGGCTGCGGCCCAGGCTGCGTCCCCGGCTGCGGCCCTGGCTGCGCCCCAGGCTGCGCCCCCGGCTGCGGCCCAGGCTGCGGCCCAGGCTGCGTCCCAGGCTGCGGCCCTGGCTGCGGCCCAGGCTGCGTCCCCGGCTGCGCCCCAGGCTGCGGCCCAGGCTGCGTCCCAGGCTGCGGCCAGCTCTTCATCTGTTGCCTTGCCGTGAGCATGCCTTTCGGCAATATCTAGCGCGGCAACGCTTCGCGGATCAGTCAGCAGGTGCTGAACCTGTCGAGCGCACCAGACGGCGTAAAGGCGCCAGTGTTTGTCGTGCTCTGGCATCGCGCGAAGGCACCACAGCGCATCGTCCAGCCCGTTGCTGTCGAGAATGGTCAGCAGCGAAAGCGGTTCATCGTCGGCCCTGGTCTTGCCAAGATGCGCGAGCAGTTTTTTCCAGCCCTCAGTGCACGGGTCGTGCGCGCGAATGGCGTTTAGGGTTGTCGTGCTCATTTGGCTCCCCCTGCGGCAATGACTACAGCATCAGCCGCGTCGATTAGTTCTTGCAGTGCGGTCATCGCCCTACGGTTGTTGGTGAACTGGTGCTGCATGATTTCCACGATGGAAATGTGTAGCCGTTCGATCTGCTCATCGGTCAGCGGCTGCGGGGATGGTGGGGCGGTGTAGAGGGGCTGCGCAACAGCGCCATAGGATGCAGACAACGCATCGCGCTGTCCTGGGTGGTCGATGAGGTGC